CGAAGGCGGGAGACACCTACACGGACATCGTCTATATCGGGACGCTGCTCCACTACGATGCCCTCCTCGCGAACGTCGCAAAGAACCCCGAGTATGAGGCCGTCCGCTACAAGGGCGTTATCAGCTTCGCCACAAATACGGAGCTTTGGGACGCTTGGGAGCGCATCTACACCGACCTCGAGAACCCGAGGCACAAGGAGGACGCCGAGGCGTTCTTCAAGGCGAACGAGGCCGAGATGCTGGAAGACACGGCGGTCTTGTGGGAGGAGAAGCTCCCGTACTACGCCCTTATGGTTATGCGTATCTCCGAGGGCGAGGCGAGCTTCTCGTCGGAAATCCAGAACGAACCCGTCGACCCGGAGAACTGCGCCTTCCTCGAGGAGTGGCTCGACTTCTACGACGACGGGCAGCTTCCCCCGGACTTCACCGACTCGAAATTCATCTTCGTCGGGGCGAATGACCCGAGCCTCGGGAAGAACCGCAAGAGCGACACCTCCGCGATCATCGTGCTCGCGAAGGACACCTCCACGGGCTACCTCTACGTCGTCATCGCGGACATCGCGAAGCGCAAGCCCGACAAGATCATCGACGACGCGATCGAGGCGTCGAGGCGTCTCAAGCGGGATTACAAGAAGCCCATCTACAAGTTCGGCGTCGAGACGGTTCAGTTCCAGTATTACTTCGCCGAGATCATGCGGCAGAAGTCCGCCGACCTCGGCGAGTATCTCCCCATTGAGGAGATCAACAGCGTCCAGAACAAGGATGCCCGCATCCAGAGCTTGCAGCCCTTCGTGAAGAACGGCTACATCAAGTTCAGTAAGAAGCACAAGACCCTTATCGACCAGATGCTCAAGTACCCGATGGGGAAGAACGACGACGCGCCGGACGCCTTGCAGATGGCGGTCGCCCTGGCCCTCTCCGTGAAGGTCGGGCGGAAGGTCGACTACAAATCAGTCTTAGGCCGCGCTGTGAAGTTCCGGCGCGGGGCCTACTAAGGAGGTGAGGCGCATGAACATCCAAGAGAACACGGTCATCCACGGCGACAGTCTCACCATACTCCGGCAGATGGAGCCCGAGAGCGTGGACGCGATCATCACCGACCCGCCCTATGGAATCGACTACCACTCAAAGGGCACGGGCGCGTCTATCAAGAACGACAAGGCTCCCTTTATCTGGTTCCTGTATGACGCCTTCCGGGTTCTCAAATCCGGGGCATCTGGGCGGGGAACGCTCATTTGCTTCACTCGCTGGGACGTGGAACAGACCTTTATCGACGCTATGAAGCTCGCGGGCTTTGTGGTGAAAAGCGAGGTCATTTGGGACAAGGTTCTGCACGGGATGGGAGACTGCAAGGCGCAGTTCGCTCCCACCCATGAAAACATCATTTTTGCCGTGAAGGGCAAGTTCAGCTTCCCGGGGCACCGACCGAACGACGTTGTTTCATTCCGCAAACTCAGCGGCTCGCAGATGATACACCCGACCGAGAAACCCGTGGGGCTCATCACGAACCTCATCACTTCGGTCACAAAGCCGGGCGATCTCATTCTCGACCCGTTTGCCGGGAGCGGCTCTACCCTCGTCGCGGCAAAGAAAACCGGGCGGCGGTTCATCGGAGTCGAGCTTGACGCCGAGTATTTTGAGAAAGCGCGGCGGCGCATTGAGGAGGCGGTCGAGTGAGCAAGAACAAGAAACGGCGCAACCCCCAAGCTCCGCCGCAGCACAGGCCCGACACCCGCGAGATCGCCGTCGCCCAAGTCACGGACAAGTACAGCGAATACCCCTCGGATGGGCTCACCCCCGTCCGGCTCGCGCAGATCTTCAAGGAGGCTGACGCGGGCGACGTGCTCCGGCAAGCCGAACTCTTTGAGGAGATGGAGGAGAAAGACCCGCATCTCTTTAGTCAGCTCCAAACCCGGAAGAACGCCGTCACGGGCCTCGACTTCGAGATCATCCCCTTCGACGCCGACGACGAGAGGGACAAGGAGATCGCCAAGTTCATCGATGCGCAGCTCGGCGGCATTGAGGGCTTCGAGGACGTCATGCTCGACCTGCTGGACGCGATCGGCAAAGGCTTCGCAGTTTCTGAAATCATGTGGAGCTACGACGAGGGGCATGTCGTGGTCGGGGACATCCGGGCCCGGCATCAAAAGCGGTTCTTTTGGGACAGTGTCGACGACTCCTTCAAGGTGAGGACGGAGGAGGCGCCGAAGGGGACGCCCCTCCCGAAGAACAAGTTCATTCTCCACCGCTACAAAGCCCGGAGCGGACACCCCTCCCGGGCGGGCGTCCTCCGCGTGGTCGCCTGGATGTACCTCTTTAAGAACTACACCCTCAAGGATTGGGTCGCGTTCTGCGAAGTCTACGGGATGCCCCTCCGTCTCGGCAAGTACCAGCCGGGCGCGAGCGAGGAGGACAAGCGGGCCCTCATGCAAGCCCTTGCGCAGATCGGCACGGACGCGGCGGGCATATTCCCGGACGGCACGACGATTGACTTCGTGAACACCGAGAAGACCAGCTCGACCGACCTCTATGAGCGGCTCGCCCGCTACTGCGACGAGCAGATCAGCAAGGCCATACTCGGGCAGACGTTGACGTCGGACTCGGGCGGCGGCAGCTACGCGCAGAGCAAGACCCACAACGAAGTAAGGCACGACCTCACCGTCGCGGATTGCAAGGCCCTAGCCGCCACGCTCCGGCGCGATCTTATCCGGCCCCTCGTCCTGTTCAACTTCGGCGAAGACAAGCGCATCCCCTATCTCCGCTTCGACGCCGAGGAGTCGGAAGACCTCACGCAGACCGCGAACATCCTCGGCACCCTTATCGAGAAGACGGGGCTTAAGGTTCCGACCTCGTACATCTACAAGAAGTTCTCCATCCCGAAGCCGGAGGGCGACGAGGAAATCGCGACGCCCACGGCTCCCGCCCAGGGCGCAGGCTTCGGCCCCTTCTCCTTCAAGGAGCCTCCGCCCACGGCGGCGATCGCGCTCAAGGCCGGGGACGCGGCAGGGCCGGGGACGCAAGAGCGCATCGATAGGCTCGCAGCCGCCGCCACCAAAAAGAGCGCGGGAGCATTCAAGAAAGCCTTCGGGCCCGTTCTCAAGATAATCGAGAAATCCCGGAGTCTCGAGGAGCTCCGCGAGATGATGGAGGACGACAAGGCCGTCGCCGCGATCTTCGAGGAGATGGACGTCACCGACATCGAGGAGCTGCTCCAAAAGGTCATAACCTACGCCAACCTCGAGGGGAGGGCGGTCGAAGATGGACGGCATTGAGAGCATCCTCACCCGGAAGGACATGACTTTCGAGGAGGCGGTCGACTACTTCAAGGGCCGTGTCCCGGTCACGGCGGGCACGTTCTACAAGATCACCGAGCAATACCGGGGCCTCGCCTTCACCGTCTCGGGCTACACGAAGGCCCAAATCCTCAAGCGGTTCTACGACGAGCTCCTCACCGCGCTGGAAGACGGGAACACCCTCTCGGAGTTCCGTTCCCGGATGAACGATTTCCTCGAGTCCGAGGGCTACGAGGGGTTCAACCCGATACAGGCCGACAACATCTTTCGGACGAACATCCAGACGGCCTATAACGTGGGCCACTATGAGCAGATGACAGACCCGGGCGTCATGCAGCTCCGCCCCTATTGGCAGTATGACGCCGTCAACGACTCCAACACCCGACCGAGTCATCTCGCGATGGACGGGAAGGTCTTCCCCGCCGACAGCCCCGTATGGGACACATGGTTCCCACCGAATGGGTTCCGATGCCGTTGCACCGTGAAGACCCTCTCGAAGCGACAGGTCGAGAGCCGGGGCCTCAAGGTGGAGGAGTCGCCCCCGGGCGGCGTCATGCCCGATCCCCACTTCTCCACCAACCCGGCGAAGGTGAAGTTTAGCCCCGACCTCAAGGACTACCCCGAGCCGCTCGTCAAGGCATACAAGAACCGGGAAAATGGCAACCCGGCCCCATAAGCCCATAGAGGGCCCCAGGAAGGCCCGGAGGCGTGGGCAGGATTAATACGGGGACGGCCAGAAGGCGGCGTTATCACGCGAATTAACGGCGTTACGGGCGGCCTTGAGCTTCAAGCAAAGGAGGACACCAGCAAATGAACGACTTTCTCACTCTCAAGGGTGGCGAAGTGGATGTCGGAGGAGCCCCGGAGATCATCTCCGTCCTACCCCTCGGGCACGTCGTCAGCCAGAAAGGAGAGTTCGACGTCGACGAGGAGAGCTTCGAGGCTATGAAGGCGCAGATCGCGCAGCGCGGCGTCGACCTCGTCGTCGACTACGAGCACCAGACCCTAACGGGAGAGCGGGCTCCCGCCGCCGGATGGGTCAAGGAGCTCTTTCTCGACGACGGGCACATCAAGGCCCGGGTCGAATGGACGCTCCCGGCGAAGCAGTACCTCGAGAACAAGGAGTACCGCTACCTCTCCCCGGTCATCACCGTCCGCAAGACGGACAGCAAGGCGATGGGCATCCACTCCCTCGCCCTCACCAATACCCCGGCAATCGAGGGGATGACCCCGATCGTCAATTCTTCATCATTCAAAGGAGGACAAAACAACATGAACGAAGTCATCAAGAAGCTCGCGGAGCTGCTCGGCCTGGGCGAAGACACCGCCGAGGAGCAGGTCTTCGAGGCTCTCAAGTCTTGCGTTGAGGAGAACAAGAGCTTCAAGGAAGCCGCCGAAGCCGCGAAGAAACAGCAGCCCGTGGACGGCAAGCAGCCGCCCGAGAGCGACTCCGTCGTCGCAAACAAGACCGTTTGCGAGCTCCTCGGCCTCAAGGCCGGGGCCTCGACCGCCGACGTCACCGCCGAGATCATGGCCCTCAAGGGCGGCATCAACGGGCGCGTGAAGGCTCTCGAGGAGCAGCTCGCCGACCGCGACGCGGAGCAGGCCGTCGAGATGGCCCTCAAGTCCGGCAAGATCACCCCGGCGCAACGCGATTGGGCGAAGGGCTACGCTCTCAAGAGCCCGGAAGGGTTTAAGGAGTTCGTCGACAAGGCTCCCCAGGCCGTCCCCCTCGGCGAGATCGCGGGCGGCGACAAGCTGGCCCTCAAGGGAGACCAGCTCGACGAGCCGACGATGCTCGTCTGCAAGCAGCTCGGCATCTCCGAGGAAGACGTCAAGAAGTACGGCATCATGAAGGAGGATTAACGTCATGGCAGCTTTGAAGGCACCGAGAGACACGAACGAGATCGCCAACGGCGCGAGAGCGATCGTGCTCCCCGTAAAGGGAGCGACCACCATCTACCAGGGCTCTATCGTCGCGATCGACGCGAACGGCTACGCCGTTCCCGGCAAGAAGTCGGCGGGGCTCAAGGCGGCGGGCCGGGCCGAGGAAACCATCGAGAACCAGGGCGGCGACGGCGAGCTCGTCATCCGCGTCACGCGAGGCGTCTTCGTCTTCGAGAACACGGCGACCAGCGCGAACAAGCTCACCGCCGCCGACGTCCTGGGCCCGTGCTACATTGAGGACGACCAGACCGTCACGAAGCTCGCGACGGGCGCGTCCGTCGCTGGCCTCGTCATCCGGGTCGACGACGAGGGCGTAACCGTCGAGATGGGATTCGGCTACACCGCGCCCGCCACCGCGTAACCCACATTCAGAAGGAGGATAACTAATCATGATTGTCAATCCGCAGACTTTGAGGGGAATCTACGTCGGCTTCAACACCCTGTTTAACCGGGCGTTCCAGACTGAGAACCCTCTCTACAAGCAGATCGCCACCATCTCCCCGTCCACCACAGACGCCGAAACCTACGCATGGCTCGGCGACATCCCCGGCATGAGGGAATGGATTGGAGAGCGTGAAATCCAGAACCTCACCGCCTCCGGCTACACCATCAAGAACAAGGACTTCGAGCTCACGGTCGGCGTCGACCGCAACGCGATCGAGGACGACAAGATCGCCCTCTATAACCCCTCCGTGGAGATGCTCGGCCAGTCCGCCGCGATGCACCCCGACGAGCTCATTTTCAAGCTGCTCGCCTCCGGCTTCACCGAGAAGTGCTACGACGGCGAGGCGTTCTTCTCCGACAAGCACAAAGTCGGCAAGAAGACCGTCTCCAACATGACCCACGCGCCCCTCTCCCTCGAGGCGTACATCGTGGCCCGGGCCACGATGATGTCCCTCACCAACGCGAAGGGCCGGGCCCTCAACCTCGTCCCCGACACCCTCGTCGTCCCGCCCGCGCTGGAAGCGAAGGCCCGGGACATCCTCGTCGCCGACTACATCAACGGCACGAAGAACACCATGCAGGGCACCGCGAAGCCCCTCGTCGCCCCGCAGCTCGCCGGGCATGATACGGCGTGGTTCCTGCTTTGCACGTCCCGGCCCATCAAGCCGACCATCTGGCAGCAGCGCAAGGCCCCGAAATTCGTCTCCAAGACCGCCGAGACCGACGACAACGTCTTCATGAACAAGAAGTTCCTCTACGGCGTCGACAGCCGAGGCAACGCGGGCTTCGGCTTCTGGCAGATGGCATACGGCAGCGACGGCACCGCTACCGAGTAACCCGGGCCGAGACTGGACGAAGGGAGGGGACAGCGTGAGCTACAGCACGAAGGAAGAAGTCCGGGAGATGCTCAAGGATGACGCGCTCAACTCGATAATCGGCGACACCTTCATCGAAGACCCGGAGCAGCGCGAGGCCAAGATCGCCCCGATCATCGAGGCGGCGATCGGCGACGCCGACGCGGAGATCGACGGCTACCTTGCCAAACGCTATAGCGTTCCATTCGGCCCGGTTCCGAAGGTGCTCAACAAGTTCTCGAAGGACATCGCGATCTATAACCTCTACTCCCGCATCGGCATCGATGAGAGCACCGACGAGAAGAACTACTTGAACCGCTACAACGCGGCGATCAAGTTCCTCACGCTCGTCGCGGAGGGAAAGGTCTCCATCGGGGCCCAAGCCGATGACCCGGCGACGGCAGCGTCGACCGGGTTCTCGGCGAAGTCAAACCCCCGGCTTTTCACCCGGGGCACCATGAAGGGGATGTAAGGCGTGGCCGACTATAGCATCAGACTCGAGGGCGATGTCGCCGGATTGTTCCGCAAAATGAGGAGCTACTCGGAGCTCGACAAGAAGGCCCTCAACGCAGCCCTTGCCGAAGGCGTCCGGGAGTCCACCCTCGAACGCTTCAAGCAGAGCAAAGACCCAAGCGGCAAACGATGGAAGACCTCCATCCGGGCCGCGACGACGGGCGGGAAGACCCTTATCGACTCCTCGCAGCTCCGCAACTCCATCAAGGCGAAATCGGACGCCTCGGGCTTTGCAGTCGGCACCAACGTCAAACACGCCGCGACCCATCAATTCGGCGAGCCGGGCCGTACCATCCGGGCGAAGAAGGCGAAGGCCCTCCGCTTCCAGGTCGGCGGTCGCTGGGTTACGAAGAAGCAAGTCAAGGTCAGCATCCCCGCCCGTCCGTTCCTCGGCCTCTCGGAAGACGATATGCAAGAGATCAAGGCAACCGTCGAGGACTTCGTCGGAAGGGAGGACTAAATGCTCTACCAAGAAAGCAAGCAATACCTTCTCGACAAGCTCAAGGCGTCGGGCCTCAAGTCGAAGCCTTACACCACGCAAAAGGGCCTCGAAAAGAGTCAAGAGAGTCACATCGGCGCGGTTCTGTTCGAGTCGGAAACCCTCACGCGAAACGGCTCCAAAACCTACTACAAAGACCAAGAGGGAGCGCAGAAGAAGCGGAGGAAGGTCTTCGACCGAGCCCTCGCGTTCACCGTGATAATCGGCGACTACACCGACGAGGCCGTCGAGAGCATGTTCGAGAAGTTTCTCGCAAGCCTCGACCGGGGCATCTACGTCAACGGCGACTTCGTCCCCGTCGAGGCCGAGGGTGCGGATTGGGTCGACAAGGACGACTCCATACTCAAAGCACAGGTCGCCGTCCAAGTGAAGATCATCTTCCACGGCGGCGTTTACAAAGACACAGACTTCGCGAAAGTCTCCGAGCTCGACATCGAAGACGTCGCAAAGGGAAAGGAGCCTACAGATGGCAAACAATAAAGCAGCTCCCGGCCCCGCGCCGGAGCCGAAGCAGACCGACAAGGCCCCGGAGTTCTTCGACATCGGGGAACTCCGCAGCAAGCACAAGATCGGCTGGGCCGTCTTCGCGGGCGTTTGCGCCGCGAAGGAATGGAAGCCCGGCAAGGCCGTCACCGAGGAGGAGTTCCTCGCGGCAGTTCGTGAGTTCAACGCGGCCCCCATGACCGGGGCCCGCAAGGAAAGCGAGGCGAAGAAGTAAATGCTCCGAGATGTCACACATAAGGTCACGGACGGCCTTCTCGGGTTTGCCACGGCGACGGGCGACGGGAAGCACCTCAAGATCGGCGTCGCCCCGGTCGTGTCCGACACCCCGATCATTGTCACGGGCGACATGGACGCGGCGAAGATCAAGGCCCGGCTCGGGCTCTCGCCTCTGGCGGACGCCGTCATGGACGCCGTGCAGTTCGGCGCGGCCCGGACGTATTGCCTCCCGGTCGCAGCGACCACGGCGGGCGAGTTCGGGGAGGTAGTCAAGAAGGGAGGCGGCGGCGGGAACATGACCGTCGAAGGCTCCCCGACGAACGCCTTCTCCGTGGTCGTGAAGATCACCGCACAGGGCGGGCTCAACGCCGCCGCCTTCGTCGTTTCCATCGACGGCGGGAACAGCTTCACCGACGAGATCACCGTCCCCGTCACGGGCGAGTATGCGCTCGAGGGGACGGGGCTCAAGCTCAAGTTCACCGAAGCAGCCCAGGAAGACCAAAAGCCGAGCTCCTTCATCGTGAACGACGCCTACAGCTTCACCACCACGGCCCCCACCATGACGAACGGCGACGTCCTCGCCGCGATCGACAAGCTCAAAAACTTCGCCGAGGAGTATGAGTTCATCCACATTGTCGGCGCGAGCGACCTCCCGCTTTGGCTCGCGGTCAGCGAGGCGCAAGTCCAGCTCCGCGACACCTACCACAAGCCCGTATTCGTTATGATGGAGGCGGGCTACCCCGAACCCTCCGGGAATGGCACCGCCATCACCGTCAACATTGACGCCGAGGGCGACCTCACCGATTGGGCCCTCGGGATGGAGGCGAAGAAGAAACAGGTCAAGAACTACGACGTCCAGGTCGTCACGGCATGGGGCCGTCTCGTCAAGATGGACGGCACGACGCAGATCGTCAACCTTGCGGGCGTCGTCTCTGGGCTCTACGCGAAGGCGAAGGTTCAAGAGTCCATCGGCAAGACCCGGGAGGAGGCGGGCTTCGGGCTCCCGAAGACGAAGCTCCTCGAGCTGCTCCCCGCCGAGCTGGACAACTCCATCGTCGAGCTCCTCGACAAAGCGGGCTACCTCACCTTCCGGGAGTACGACGGCCTCGACGACTTCTATGTCTACCACGCGAAGATGCTCTCCCCGGATGGGAGCGACTTTAGGTATGCGGAAGACGTCCGCATCAAGAACAAGATCATCCGGGAAACCCGCAAGGAGGGGCTCTTGCTTCTGAACGACGACATCGACCTCGAGGACGTGCAAGGCGAGCTCGAAGCCCGGGCGAAGTTCATGTTCGCCCCCTTGCAGCGCATGATCGATGCGAAGGAGATCAGCTCCGCCGAGATCATCGTCCCCGAGGGGCAAGAAGCGACCATCCTCAAGGACGAGACCATGCGCGTCAAAATCCGCTATGTATCCCGGGGCTACATCCGCGAGGTCGAGGTCGACCTCGGCAGGGCGCAGCCGAGCGAGTGAGGGAAAGGAGGTTAAACCGTTATGTCTCTCAAAGTTAATGGCATCAGTTACGGATGGGGCGACGTCGACGTCAAAATCCCCGGCCTCGTCCTCACCGTCCAAGAGATCAGCTACGACGACGAGCAGGAGATGGAGGAGTCCTACGGCAAGGGTTTTAGGCCCAGGGGCTACGGCAAGGGCAACTATAAGGCGTCCGGCAAGATGTCGATGCTCCGGGACGACTACGACGACGTACTTGCCTACTGCAAGGCGAAGGGCATCCCCTTCTACGGCATGGAGTGGCCCTCCGTCGTTGTCTCCTATGCCAACCCCGGCGAGCGGACGCGCATCGACGAGCTCAAGAAGGTCATCCCCGTCAAGCGCAGCCACAAGGCCGCGCAGGGCGACAAGACCCTCTCAATCGACATCGACCTCATGATTGTCGGCGGCATCGTCGAGGACGGCGTCGAGCCCACAAAGTAAGAAAATCATCTCAAAATATTCGAGAATAGGAGGCCCAAAAATGGAAGACATCAAGAAGAATGAGCCCGCAAAGGTGGACGCCGAGACGCTCAAGGCGAAGTATGGCGGCAAGGTCTACCGCGTCGCCGCGACGATTGAGGTCGACGATGAAACCGAGAAGGCGGTCGAGTATTTCTTCAAGCGTCCCTCGACGGCGAGCTATGACCGCTACGTCAAGACCACCGCGCAGGGCGCGACGAAAGCCCTCAAGACCTTCCTCTATGACAACATCACCGAGGAGAGCCGGGCGACGTTCGAGGCCGACCTTGAGGAGTTCCCGGCCCTGGCCCTCTCCATCGGCGAGAAGCTGCTCGGGATGCTGGGGCTCTCTAAGCAGACAAATTTGAAGAAGCTCTAAGGGAGCAGCTCTCGGAGGTCAAGGGGAACTTCATAGCGGGCGGCTTGCTCGAAATCTATCGGTTCCTCCCTCCGGCTCTCTTAGAGGGTTTTGATCTCGAGGCGATCGGCCTTGACGAGTTCGTCGGTTACGTTGCGAAGGCTCGCTTCGTCCAAGAGCTCGAGAAGGACATCGTCGCCCGGGCAATCTCCGAGGTCTTCTCGGAATGACCGGGCGGCGGTCGCCTCGCTTAGAGCACAAGGTCGCCTCCCCACAAAATAGGGAAGGAGGCAAAGCATGAGTTTAGAGTCCGTGTTCAAGCTCTCCCTTGTAATGAACATGATCGACAACCTCACCGGGCCGATGGCGGGCGTCACATCCGCCGCGAGCGGTTCCGTGTCCAAGCTGCAAAGCGTCAACACCGCGCTCGGCAGCATGGCGAAGATGGGCGCGGTCATGCAAGAGATGGGCTCACAGATCACCGGGGCCGTGCTTGCCCCGGTCGAGGCCACATTCGAGACGCGCCGGGCGATCGGCGAGCTCTCCTCCCTGGGCGTCAAAGACCTTGAGGCCGTGGAGGACGCCGCCCGAGCGTTCAGCGATCAATGGGCCGGGACGACGAAGGCCGACTTCATCAGCGCGGCCTATGACATCAAGAGCGGCATCGCCTCGCTATCCGACGAAGGCGTCGCCGACTACACTACCCTCGCGGGCCTCACAGCGAAGGCCACGAAGTCGACGATCGGGGAGATGACATCCCTTTTCGCCACGGGCTACGGCATCTACAAGGACTACTACAACGACCTCTCCGACATGGAGTTCGGCGAAATGTTTTCGGCGGGCATCGCTCAATCGGTCAAGCAGTTCAAGACGACCGGGTCGGGCATGGCCCAAAGCATCCAGGCCCTCGGCGGCTCGGCAACGACGGCGAACGTCCCCCTCGAGGAGCAACTCTCTATCCTCGGTATGCTGCAAGCCACGATGGGCGGCAGCGAGGCGGGCACGAAGTACAAGGCGTTCCTCCGATCGGCGGCAAAGGGCGGCGAAGCCCTGGGCCTCTCGTTCATGGACGCCAACAACCAACTCCTATCTATGCCCGACATACTCGACCAGCTCCGGGGCAAGTTCGGCGACACGATGGACGCTGCCGAGAAAATGGAGCTTCAAAAGGCGTTCGGCGACACCGAGGCCGTCGCCCTTATCGACCTCATGTATAACAAGGTCGGCGACCTACAGGACAACATCCTCGGCATGTACGACGCCCTCGGCTCCGGCACAGGCGTCGCCACTGAGATGGCGAACGCGATGAACGAGACGGAGCCGGAACGCTTCGAGCGGCTCACGCAGCGCATCCAGAACGTCAAGGAGTCGATCGGCAACTCGCTCCTCCCCACCATCAACGACCTCATGGGGAAGGGCGAACAGGTGCTCACGAAGGTCGGGGCCTGGATAGAGGAGAACCAGGAGCTCGTCAAGGTCATCATGCTCATAGTGCTCGCGATCGGCGGGTTCCTCACCGTGGCGGGCACAGTCATCGCGATCGTGTCGGGCGTGGGCCTCGTCATCACGAAGACCGTCTCGGCCTTCAAGCTCTTAAAGACAGGGTTCACCATAGCGAAGGCCGCGCTCTCGCCGCTCATATCGAGCGTGTGGAGCTTCACGGCGGCGCTCCTTGCGAACCCTATCACATGGGTCGTCATCGGCATTGTGGCCCTTGTCGCCGCCTTCATTTGGCTATGGAACAACTGCGAAGGGTTCCGCAACTTCTGGATTGGCCTATGGGATAAGATCAAGGCGATCGCGAAAGCCGTCGCGGATTGGTTCTCCGCCGCATGGGACACCGTCGTCTCCGCCCTCCGGGGCGCATGGGAGGCATTTAGCGGGTTCTTCGTGGGTCTTTGGGAGGGCATCCGCTCGGCAGTCGGAGCCGTCGCGAGCTGGTTCAGCTCTGCGTGGTCGGCGGTCGTTTCCACGTTCCAAAGTATGTGGCAAGCGTTTAGCGGCTTTTGGAGCGGCCTATGGGACGGCATCCGGGCAATCCCCCAGGCAATCGCGGACTGGTTCAGCACCGCATGGACGGCAGTAGTCGCGGCCTTTACGGGCGCGTGGGAGGGCGTCGGCGCGTTCTTCTCCGGCCTATGGGACGGCATCATCAACGTCTTCAAAGGGGCTATTAACTGGATTATCGACGGGATAAACGGCATCATCGGAGGCATCAACTCCGTCACCAACGGCGGGCTCGCGCAGACATTGGGCATCGCCTTCGAGATACCTAAAATTCCGCGTTTGGCAAAGGGCGGCATCGTGCAGCACCAGCCGGGCGGCATCCTTGCCAACATCGGCGAGGGCCGGTATGACGAGGCGGTCATCCCTCTAAGGGAGGGCCGGATGCCCTGGGACGAAGGGAGCGGGCGCGAGCCCGTGAAGAAGGTGAGCTTCGGCACCACCCGCAGCGAGGAAGACGCCGAGGGCGGCAGCTCCGGCAAAGGCGGCGATGGGAAGCAAGTCATCATCCACAAACTGCTTATGCCCGTCGACCTCAAGAAGATCAAGGACTTGCAACAGCTCCTCGCAATCCTCAAGGAAGTCGAGGACTACGCGGAGGCCAACGGCACCGAAGTCGACCAGAGCGACCCGGACGCCGAGCCGTCTCCGACTTAAAGGAAGGGAGGGACGTCCGTGATATACGTCGAAGACCAACTCGTCAAAGTGAGCGGCGTCGTCCTCCCTGGCCTTGTCAAGAGTATCGAGGTCAAGGAGTCGGCGAAGATCGACGAGCAAGAGGTCGAAGGCAGCGCAACGAAGCCGAAGCAAGCGGTTGGCTACGAGGACGCGAAGGTCAACATCGAGCTCGTCGTCGACGACACCCCGACACAAACGAAATACCAACGACTCGAGACGCTCCGGGCGGTCTTCCGTAAGCCCGGGCAAGCCGTCCCGCAGCCTATCCCCATCGTCAGCGAAGATACGGCAAAGCACGGCATCGACAAGGTCTTATTCAAGGGGCTCACCCACAAGGCCGAGTCGAAGAATGAGCAGCTCACCGTCTCCCTCGAGTTTTGGGAGTACGTCCCGCAGACCATCAAGGCGACGTCGGGCAGCTCCTCGGGCACTTCGTCCGGCAGCTCGGGCGGCGCGGCGAGCAGCCTCTCCTCAGATTACAAGGGATACCTCTCCAGGAGCCGGGGCAAGTCGCCCGCCGTGGATAATGCGAGCACAGCGCAAGCCCTCGACCGCGTTTCTCAAATGCCCTACTAAGAAGGAGGCGGTCAACGCATGGAAACCATTGAGCTATTCTACCCACAGATTGCCGCTCGGGCGGGCCCGTACGCCTTCGACCAGGGCGTCGAGTTCGAGGTCTACTCCTCGAAGTCCTCCTATTTTGATTGGGCAAAGATACGCTTTACAGAGCAGTATCAGCCGAAGATCACCGTCGCTCGGAAAGACCCGGCAACGATCGAGCTCGGCTACAATGACGTCATGGAGGAGGTCTTCACGGGCTACGTCGCGCAGCCGTACAACGGCGGCGGCTTCGTCAATGAGATCACTCTCAAGGACGAGATGCTGCTTCTCGAGGAGACGCAGATCAACAACACCTTCCTCGACACGACGCCGCAAGAGATGCTCGCCTACTTCCTTGGCAAAGCGAGCGTCTCGAAGATGCAGCTCTCCGCCCAGGGATACCCGGCGCGGAAGCGGCTACCCATCCGGCAGATGAACGTCATCGAGGCGATCAACACCGTACACGCGGCATGGAACATCAAGCAGCCGTTTTTTTTCTCGGGCGGCGTCTTCTATTGGGGTGTCAAGCCCGAGCAGAAGAAGGTCTACACGTTCGAGTATGGCGTCAACATCCTCGCCCTCACCCGGATGGGAGGCGTGTGGGAGCTCGAGACAGTCTCCGCGCCGTTCGTCCGGCACTCGCACAAGATCAACGTCATCCATCCCAAAGTGAACGGGGAGGTCGAAGTCTCGAAGGTCGTCTCGGCGACCAACGACGAGGGCTTCATCCGCACAAAGATTTACTTCTAACCAGCAGAAAGGAGGGGCGCGACAATGCTTGAGGAAATGACGAAGGCGGTCGTCACCAAACTAATTGCCCAGGACTACCCGCATTTGAAGCTCCCCGCCGTGGTCTACGCCACCGTCGCCCAGGCGAAGCAGCTTGGGGAGACCTTCGAGATCAAGAAGCTCACGATCTGCAACGACGAGAGCGGCGGCAGCTACAAGGGGCACATCGTCGCCCACTGGAACGAGTACACCCTCACCGTCGTCGACCGCTTCGGCAACGCCGACGAGACATTCCCGGCCCTCCCCGGCATCCGCTCGCGGGCGCAGTACAAGGCTGGGGCGACGGTCGCCGTCGCCCTGGCCTACGGGGACGGCCCGGTCATCATCGGGGAGGTGGTCTTGTGACGGGCATCAACGACACCGACGTCCGGCTCTCGGACGAATGGCAGCTCACACAGGCGGCGGACGGCGACGCCCCGCTTTGCTCGGGCCTTGAATGTCTCTATCAGAACATCATCCTCGAGGCCCTTACGCAGCCGGGCGACCTGTTTTATGACGAGTCCTTCGGATGGGGCCTTTACGACTTCGTCCAGTCGGAGGACGACGACCTCACACGGCTCGAGATCACGCAGCGAGCCCGGCTCGGGCTACAGAAGCGCGAGGTCATCGTCCCCGAGAGCATCGAGGTCGACGTGAGCTTCTCCGGCGACACGTTCCGGGTCTACTGCTCCTTCCGCTTCACGGAAGAAGACGAGCCCCGGGAGCTCAACATCATCATCGGCGCGGTCAATGTGGAGGTGACAACAGCATGATAGATAAAGACATCCTTGACGCGGTTCTCCCGGTTCCCGATCTCGAGGAGCTGGCGGAGCAGACTACCGAGGAGCTCAAAAATGAGGGCTTCGTCATAACAAACTTTCACTCGGGCGGCGTCTTCTACACCCTGCTCATGATCGTCCTCCGCATCAAGATTGAGTTCACCCAGCTCTTGAGGACGATATTGAGCAACATGTTCGTCTCACACGCCTCCGGCGCGTGGCTCGACCTCAAGATGGCCGACTACTCCAAGAAGCGCAAGAGACCGCAGAAGACGCGGGGCTTCGTCACTATCTCCCGGCTAACCCCCGGCGAGGCCGTGAAGATTGCGAAGGGCCACGTCTTCAAGACCGCAAAGGACATCAACGGCGAGGAGCTTCGCTTCTTCACCCTCGAGGCGTCCGTGCTACAGAAGGACGCGCTCGCGACCGACATCCTCGTCGAGGCCGAGGTCGAGGGCTCCCGCTACAACGTACCCCAGGCGCAGATCACCCGCACCCTCACCCACATCGGCGGCGGCGTGGATACCATCACCAACGCCGAGGACTGGATAACCAGAGAGGGCAGCGACAACGAAGACGACGACAGCCTCCGGGCCCGGGGCTTGCGCTCATGGGCGGAGCTGGCACGGCGGGCGATCGAGGACACGTTCATCAACGCCGCCGAGGGCGTCCCGGGCGTTCTGTTCGCTCAAGCGGATTGCAACCACCCACGCGGCCAGGGCACCGTCGACGTCATTGTGACGGGCACGGCGGGCGAGGCCACCGCGAGCCTGCTCGCGGAGGTGAGCGTAGCCGTCGACAGGATAGCCGGGCCCTACGACGACATCCTCGTCAAGAGCTCCTCTACTGTGACCCAGGACATTGAGGTCAAGGTCACGTCGGGAGACAGCCTCTCCGAGGACGAGATCACGAACAAGGTCACGGCCATCCTCACCGAGCTCCTCGCAGTTCGCAAGGGACGGAGGTTCTACGAGCTCACCCGGAGTGACATCAACCACGCTATCCGAAGCGGATATTCCGGGGCCATCAATGCCCAGGTCATAACCCCGGCTCAGGACGTCACGCTCGACAAGGACAAGGTCATCATCCTCGGAGCCATCTCTGTAACGGTTCTAAGGGGGTGAGGTAGATGAAGCGGTTCGACACCTTCGGCGAGTACATGTTTGACCTACTGTTCGCGCCGCTCAAGAAGGGTAAGCAAACCACGAACCAGCTCCGCATCTTCTTCAAGGTCGTCGGGCGTATATTCGATGATATGAAGAAGGATGCCTTCCGCGTCCGGGACGAGGCCAACGTCGTAAGCGCTAGCCCGGTCATGCTCCCCGTCCACGGCCAAGATCGCGACATGCCCCGGCTCCCCGGGGAGGACATTGAGGCATATCGGACGAGGCTCTCCATGAAGGGCATCATCGCGCAGTACAGCGGCACCAAGCAGGGCGTACTCTATGCGCTCACGGCCCTCGGCTATGAGAAAAGCGAGATCGAGCCCTTCTCCGTACAAGATCCCGACCGCTGGGCCGAGTTCCTTGTCTACCTCGACGGCTCCAAGGGATCCGGCGTCAATGACCTCCTTGTTATCGATGCCCAGGTTCAGAAGGTCAAGGAAGGCAGCAGCAAGCCCGCCTATGGGGTCAAGACGGGATGCTCGATCGAGATACAGGCGGAAGTAAAAACCCGGGCTTCTTGGTACCCGAGATGTGGCGAAATCGTTTGCGGCGTATTCCCGCACATGGTAGCGATCGGGCGCATCTTCCGCGACACCGTCGAGATCGACACCAGGCCCTACGAAGGCATCGTAGAGTTTCCGAAGGTCGGCAAGGTCGCCGCCTCCGAGGAGTTCTACCAGCCGAGCGACTCCATCATGTTTGAAGCCGCCGCCTCGTACATCCAGACCAACAACAAAGCGGTCGACGGCGTCAACGAATATGAGAAATGCAGCACCAAAACCTACTTGAAGGGAGGCTCCGAATAATGGAGAGAACACTCAATGAACTCGGCGTACAGAAGATAGGGCAGCGGCTCGTCGACTCCATCGGCCATGCCGCCTATACCCTCAACGGGACGCCCAAGACGGCGGATGTATTCAAGCGCGTCGCCCAGAGGAGCACGGCGCGGATATACATCTACTTCAACGATACCGTCGAGGGGGAGATCGCGAACGTGCAGCTCGTCGACACGGACGGCGATGTCATCGCCGAGATCGGAAAGACCTTCACCAAGCCCAGGAGCAAGGGCCTTTATGTGGCCTTCAAATACGATATTAAAGAAGTGGAGGTAGAAGCAGATGAAAGCATATGAGCGCGTCGGCTGGCAAGATCACGTCGTCGATGAGACCACTGAGCCGCCGACGATCGTCCAGGAGGGGACGCCCCTAAGTCAGACGAACCTCGGGCACATGGACGACGGAATCCACGCCGTCACCGAGACGACGATCAACCAGGAGGCGCAGATCGCAGCAGTCCAGGCGGAGATCAAGGTATTGAAGGACGCGACCCTCAACAACATGGTCAACAACGTATTCCTCAAGAACTTCAACACTGTCAACTCCGTCGACATCACCTCGGGCATCTACGACCCCGTGGCCCGAAAAATCTATGTGTAGAGTCGCTTGCACTCGTAAAGAGGCGAGATGCATCATCGGGACGCTGCTCGCGCAGCTCCGCCCGGTATGCGAGACTTGTGACAGGCTCCCGGACGACGTCGTCCTCATCACGCCGGATAAGGCCACGGCCCGGAAGTGGTTCGCGTAGATCGTGGAGTTCCTCCGGGTTCACTTTCACCTCGAGGTGAACCAGAAGACGAAGACCTTCCCGCTCCGGAAAGGCGTCAACGCCTACGGCTTCAAAATCCGGACGACGCACCTTGAGCTCTGCATGGAGTCCAAGCAACGGGAAAAGAGGCGTATCCGTCGCATGATGGAGAAGCTCTCGGAGGGTCACATCACGAAGGAGTCCATTCAGCAAGCGGTCAACGCATGACTCGGCTATGCTCAATGGGCGAGCGCGTACAACATGGCGAAGAAGATATTTGCCAAGTACGATTTTATTAAAGTGGAAGGAGATACACCCTATGGCTCAATTTCTCGGAACCGTCAAGCTCGGCGGGTTTTACGAAAACGGGACGGCTCTCGCCCGTCCTACAAAGCCGTGGCGTAACGACAGCGGCGGAAACATCCCTTTAATGTCCGGGTCAATGGCGAACTACACCTTCGGCAATACCCCGACAGAGGAGGCCAAGCAGCTACAATGGCACAAGATCAAGGACGGGAATAAGACGCTGCTCATATGCGACCGCGTCATCCTCGTCTCCGTCTCCTGGGACCACCTCAACACGGCGGGCTTTATCTTCGGCAAGGAGATCACCATCGATGGCAGAAAGTTCCTTTGCCGCTCCCTCACGGGCGGAAGCACCTACAGAGGAAGCGACATGTACGCGGGTGGCTCTCCCACTAATAATGAGTGGGATAGGTTTATCACCCGCGAGGAGGTCATCACGGGCCTCCCGGCTCCGCTCTCGTCCGACCTGGACAGCAACCTAAACAGCACCGACCACACAAGCGCCCATAACCAGTTTTGGAACTGGGCGGAGGTCTATACATTATGCCAAGAGACGTATGGGTCGATCGCGTCGAACCGGGCGACCCGGGGCTACGACTCGGCCCGCAGATGGCGCAACTTCGGGCCGTCGGGCTTAGGCACGATTTTAGGTTTCCGCCCCGTCCTTGAAGTCCTGAACACTGAACCTCTGGTCTCTGACACAGACCGCGACCTGGGCGACAAGAACGCCGACTTCGCCCTCACCTACTTCGTCAACGACGAGAACGCCGCCGACATCCTCTCCGTCACGGAGACCCTCGACGGTCAGACGACGAAGACCTTCACGGCCACCAGGAACCAGAACTACACGATCAACGTCCCCGTGACGACCCTCGCGCTCGGGGCGCATACCATAGGCGTCCAAGTGAGCGATGGGCAGGGCGGAACAGCGGCCCGGGCGTGGACATTCCGGCGAACCAACTCCACCCCGACGATCTCCGGGCAGGACACGAACCTCGGCAACAAGAACCTCGGATTCAGCTTCCCGTACACCGTGGGCGACGCCGACAATGACACCCTCACCGTCACCGAGGAGCTCAATACGGAGACGCTCCGCACCATTAACAACGCGCCGAAGGGCGAGCAGCTCACGATCACGATCACCTCCGAGAAGCTCTACACCCTGGGCCTCAACTCGGTCAACACGCTCAAGATCACCGTATCGGACGGCAAGGGCGGCGTAGCCTACCGGGTGCTCACCTTCAAGCGCACCAACTCCGCGCCGACGATCTCTGGTCAGGATGCCGACCTCGGCTTGCAGACTGGCAGCTTCTCGGAGAACTACATCGTCAACGACGTCGAGGGCGACAGCGTGGTCGTTACCGAGTACGTCGACGACAAGGAGCTCCGCAGCTATCAAGCAGACCTCGGCAAGGAGGAGTCGATCGCCCTCTCCCGGGAGGAATGGCTCATCCTTGCAAATGGCACCCACCAGCTCCGCATCGAGGCCGTCGACGGCAACCTCGCGACCTCCGTCCGGGTCTTCAACTTCCAGAAGAACGAGACGACGATCTTGTTCCAGTTCGCAGCTCCGGAGGAGACCGACGCCAGGGCTTCAAAGGTACTCATCTCGCCGACGTGGAAGATCGACGGCGCGGTCGCCAAGGTTGAGGCTTGCAACAACGCCTTCGACGCTTCTCCCACCTGGGAGGACATCACGGCGATGGTCGCCATCAACAGGGTCTATAACTTCACAAACACGGTCAAAACCGCCGAGAAATGGGGCGTCAATGTGCGCTTCACCATCGAGAAGAACGAGGGCTACACGGGCGAGGTCTCCGTTTCCGGCTTTGGGGGTGCCTACGAATGAGCAACAACGAAAGCGGGGTCAAGTACCTAACCCCCAAGAAGTCCGTCGAGGAGCTCTCCAAGGTACAAAGGAGAAGCTCCAACGCCCAAGCCGTCGCGGAGATCGTCTTCGTTAAAATGGCGCAGGACGCCGCGCTGGACGACGTCACCATCACCGAATACCCCGAATTGTTCGTCCCTTGGGACGAGAACTTCCGGGGAAAGGCGGGCGACATCGTGCAGGACGAGGGGCAGCTCTACCGCTCCATCCACGACGTCACCGACGCCGGGCAGAACCGCAAGCCCTCGGAGACGCCCTCCATGTGGACGCGCATCGGCAATCCACTCGAGGAGTTCACCGAGTGGATACAACCTATTGGGGCGCATGACGCCTATGAGCAGGGCGCGAAGACCTCCCATAGCGGGAAGAAGTGGGTTTCCGACGTCGACTCGAACGTGTGGGAGCCCGGCGTCTATGGCTGGACGGAGTACACCGAGCCGGAGACCCGGGAAGCCGCCCAGGAGCCCGCAGAAGGGCCCCAAGCAGACCCGGGAGAGTAATCCCCCGCAAAGGGCGAAAAGGCGAAGGGAGGAGCGGCTTTTGCCGCCCCTCCCGGAACCTCAAAAGGCTCGCCCTTTTGCATGGGTCGCCCCCTCTTTAGGGGCGGTCGATGCAAGCGAGCGAGCCTCGGAATTGCTTCTTAGAAACGGGCTTATTTTTCTCATTTATCGTGTCCCGGTTTCTCAAAAATCGTGTCGCGCTACACTGGAATACTGGCAGCCCAAGATTATGGATGTCAGCAAGGAGAATAGCTCCACAAGCGGCACAGAACTGCAAACGGTTAAAAATGGCGATGACGAAACTTTGAATGGCGCTGCGTTTACAAAGGTGCGTTATTGGAATGGAGCATGGCAGGTTTACACCACGGAGTGGACAACGGTTGACCGCACTGAAACGACGGTTACTTATACCGGTAGCGATAACAACAACGTAACATATACGGGCGATAAAAACCAGCTGATCGCCTACTACATGGAAGTCGTGAACATCGACAATGAAAATGGCGAGAGCGAGCTGCATGTGAATGCTGCTGACTGGGGGACGAAAGGCGATGGAGGCGGCAACTGGGGCTACACGCCGGAGAGCAATCGTTGCTCTGTTTCCATCCAACTTGTTTATGAGGATGGATCGCTCAACCCCGTTGATACAACCGCAGAAAGCCTGAAGTCAAAACAATTGTCTATGGCTATTGGAACGGCGGCCGCAAACACGTTTGCCGCGCTCACCACAGAAAACCTTAC